CAACCGTTCAATCTCGTCAGCGGCTTCATGAGCTATCTTGTCAGCCCAGTGTGCGCCGCGTAGTTTTTCAACAATGTCCATCACTCACCTCAAATTCTTTCCATTGCTGTTCTGGCGTCCACTCCTGCAACACACTCCCATCAATGCCATCAGGGTCAATAAGCACCCCTACAATCTTGTGAATTTTTATATATCCTCGCCGATATGCTAATCTCTTTTGATAATCTATAATATAAAGAATCCGCGTGTAGCTTATCCCATACTTCTTCGCAAGATCCTTCCTAGTTGCGGCTCCACTTAAAAATTCTATAAACATAGCTCTATCTCTTTCGGCGAACTGCTTAACAGGCATCGTTATCCCTCCCATTCTGCAACTTGTTCTTTCATCCCTATACTAACTAGTTTTCTGACCCATTTTTTTTTGCTTGGGCCTGAAAACGTATTAGATTTTATAAATTTTATTTGTTTTTTAGTTAGCAAAATATCCATTGCATTTTCTACATCTTTTTGTAACCGGTCAATCTTGTCAGCGGCTTCCAATTCCAAAACCGTAACCGATTCTGGCCCGCGCAACTTTTTAACGATACTCATTGTTGCCCCACAATCGCTCGCATATTGCTCCGAGCATCCATCCGGCGCCAAAAGAAAGAATAAGCCATACCATGTATTGAGTATCGTCTATTTCCATCGCTGCGATCCTCCTTGTTGTGGTGTTACCGCTCACGCCTTGCGGTAACAGGTCTGGCACCGCGACGAACAGGAATCCCCCAATCGTATCCAGATCCAATGCTGCTGTTGGTCGTGATGAACTTATCGGGACAAGTTACCCAACAGCGGCAAGCTTTATTGGATACGCCAGACGCGCACCCCGCCCTCAAATTTTCTAGTCATAAATTTTGTGCCAGTCATTTTAGCATACTTCGCTGAAGTGGCCCTGATGCTCTCAGTCTGTTCAACCGAGACGACAAAACTATCCCCAACATCCATTTTGCTCAATGGATATTTTCCATTGTATTTATGCTCATGCCCCGTAAACCCTACAGGAATATCTTTTTCAATCTTAAATTCCATTGTCTTATCTCCTATTAAAACCGACTACGCTCGATCCAACTTTCCCGCAGCTTGCGCTTCTTAAGCTCTTCAGAAGAAGCCTTAGCTATGGAATATGGTGTAAAAACCCTTTGATAATGCCCCTTACACCATGATGAATTGTTAACTATGGGATCGCCACATACGATTGGGCTATTGGTTACCCACCTGCACTGCGTCCTGTGTGCATCCAATATACTCACCGCTCCGTATATAACGTCCCCGCTCTTGCTCTCAAAAAGATCCTCCAACTTGTAAAGCTCTTTGCTGAATGATGCTGATGGAGACGCTTGAGGCTTACTCGCCGAAATGGAAATGGTTGGTGTCTTGTTCCGCGCCCTCTTTGGCAACTTTGTCGGATACGGCTTGTTCTGGAAAATGCTCATTATTATCTTCCTTCTATGCAACAAGCCAATCACGGCGTTTCTGGTCCTATTCCCCAGTTGAATGGCTATCTTCGAGGCTGTCGCCCCGTTTTTCGCCATCTCTACTGCTATGTCTATCTCTCTCTGCGTCCACGGGTTTATTAACGACATACTGTCTCACATTCTCGCCCATGATAGCTGACACTTCTGCTAACAAGGCGTCCATATCTAAGTCGGGAATGACTTCTTTTGTGATTGCATCGACCGAAAGGGAGAAGAACTGTCTGAACTTGTCCTGCCCCATCGAGGCAAAGCTGATTGATTGTGTTTTGAACCACACCTGACCGTCATGCCAGACAGTCTCATCAACATAGCCAAGCCTGACTTTCAGCCATTCGAGAAGCTGCTCTGGCCTTGTGTAGTGCGGGTGGTTATCAACCACCAGCTGCAGCAACGCCATGAACAACCTGTGTTGTCGGGGGCTTCGGGGGCGAGATGCTTTGACGAACAAGTCCATGCCATCCGGTATCTCTAGCAGCATCTCACGATCCCGCTCTGTGACTGGCACCAACCTATCCCCACTTCGTCTCATTACCATCTCGCCCCCGCTCATCAGGCAGCACTCCCCTCAAGTGCAGCCGAATTTGCGGCATCGTTAATCTCAGCTTGGACCTTGTAGAAAGCCTCGGTAATCACGCCGGAGTCAGCAGGTGTCAACGTGGCCTTTACATCGCGCCACGTTGCTGCCCACCGCTGCAAGCCAATCTTGCTATCAACAGTCATCAAATCAGCCATCATGTCAGCAACGGCTGCCGCGCTCTTCTCCGGGTTTAACACCTGCGGAGCCTTGTTGGCTGCCTTCTTTGTTACGCCAGCTGTATTAATGTCCTTCGTGTCCTCGCCATCCGTATCATCCTCACCAGCAACGCCGACAATTGCCGACAAAGCCTGACGCTTGGCGTAGGTTAAGGCTGCACCCATTTGCTGGTGCGTCCCCATCGGGCTAACGGGGTAAACACCCTCGATCCATTGACCGCTCGAATGAGTGAGGCGAGTGTGCAAGACAATCCCTGTATCGGTCACATCCGTCATTTGCATGATTGAGATGCCGTGCTTGGATAAAGCAGGGCGCACTACACTTAGCACCTCACCCAAATCTGCATATTTTGATTTAAAGTGCGGATTTACCCGATTGAATGATGGGTTTTTTACTTCACCTTGAGCCTTCGCCAAAGCCTCCGCAATAGACTCGATTTGATCAGACGTTCTCATTTTCAAGCTCCTCAGTTTTTTCCAAAATCATTTTTGCGACATTAGTAAGTACATTAATTTTAAATTGTTTTGGCGTATCATTGAACCACACTCCAAAATCCATTGACATTTCTTGACTGTTTTCTTGTAACTCAAGGCCGATAACGGCAATAAAATTAAATCCTCTTGTGACCTTGATGAATGTTTTGTTTTCTTCTGTCATTTTGCACCTTTAATGGTTACTGCGCCTGTCGAACTTTTTGTGGCAATGATGCCGTGGCCATATGCCTCTTTTACATCTGGCTCAATCAATTCCTTCAAGGTTTTTTTGGATGCCTCGTGATCCTTTGCTGCCTGCTGCGTCTTAGAAAAATCGGATGCAGCGGCTGCCCACGCATTGTTCCCAGTCATGTCAACCTTGCGTTCGACCGGACCATCATATTTTGGGGCGATGATCACAGGCTCAATTTTTTGCTTCACGCACCGCCAAAATTCTTCTTCAACGGCAAGAAGACGATCTGCGTATTCCTGATCCCAATCAAAATCTATTTCTTCCCACTTATGGTTGCCATAAAACACTGATATGACAGCCATCTTAACATCACAGCAAATCATGTTGTGAAACATCTGTGGCTTGTATCGCTGAATTATATCCTCAGCCTTGGAAAACGCACTAGTGTGTTTGGCGTCCCATACGGCTTTGCCACTGTATGTCATGCCATCGAGGGTGCATCCCATGAATGGATGGTCAATGGAGATGCGCGTCTCATTAATGTTTGTCAGCTTATGTCCTGTCTGCTTCTCATACCAGTAGCGATTGAGAGGCTCAGTAAACAGGCCCATTTGGACAGGAAGGATGTCGCTAAGATCATCCGATCCAACCTCGCCAATCTTTTGGCGCCATAAGTGCAAGATTTTAACGTCATCTCCACCCATCAATATATTAGCCTCTGAGCCACCGATCACGTTCAGGCGAAACTCTTGCTGCTCTTTCGTCAGACCTAATTGCATCTTAATCTCCAAAGTGTGCTTTATACATGATGCCTAAGATATATCCGGTGATGCTACCAGCCACTCCGATAACCACACCAAAGATAAAATCCCCAGTCATTACTGCCTCTCCGGCAGCGTCATCCCTAGTTGGGACATAAGTGACTCTTTGTCGCCCATCCACATAATGACAACTTCGCCAAAAGAAATTTGGCCCTTGTTATCTTTTGTATCAACCAGAAGGTGAAAGGCGGTGCGCTTATGATCAGGCATCTCATGCACTTCGACGCCTAGCTTAACGACATTGGTAAAATGAACAGTAGCCATTTGTGGTTCTCCTCAATCGCGGGGTTGCGATTTATTTTTTTTATGATAGTTTATTCTGCAAATCAAGAGGAAAAATTCAAATGGCTAAAAATAGATTTGTAGTCGTTGCGCCTGATCGCCGAACGTTAGACGGGATATTGTTTGCGTCTAAGAAGGAAATGATGCGATATGCAGATCTTAAAATTCTACAAAAGGCTAATGAAATTAGTGGGTTAGAGGTTCAGCCCAAGTTTCCAGTCGCTATCAATGGCCTTCACTTTTGCACATACACAGCAGACTTTAGATATACGACTAAAGACGGGGATGTTGTGATAGAGGAATTAAAATCTACAGGAACGGCAAAGGACGCAGCTTATAGATTAAGGAAAAAAGCTGCGGAACTTTTCCACGCAATCAAAGTTTCCGTTGTCATCAAATGAGGTATCTATGAAAGAGCAAGCAGAGATAGAAATGTTAATAGAGAATATAGGCAGTGTGTTGGATGGGCATGATAATGCCATTGTCGTTCCAGCTCTTATATCCTCTTTGGCTATTTGCACATTGGTATCAGTACCGCCGGATTCTCGCAGCACCGCATTGAAATTTATTTTTAGGTCGCTGCGGGAGATGGTGAAGCAAGGAGCAGACAGTGAAAGGATGCGGATGCAATGATTAAGGTTACGCTGTCCGACAGGGAAATGATCATGTGCCGAGTGCTTGGCAACCTGCGGACCCTTACGTCACGTTCAGATAATACACAATATACGGATGTTGTTTATAACCTGACCATTGATGAAGATGGCGTTATCGGCGAGCTGGCATTTTGCAAACACTGGAATATCTTCTTCAACCCTGAGGCGACCTATCGGCATCACACATTTGATGCTTTGCTGAAAGAGAAGAGGGTTGATGTAAAGGCGACCAGACTTAAAACTGGGCGGCTTCAGGCATCAAGCAAAAAAAATCCAGATGTTGATGTGTTTGTTCTTGGCATCATTGACGGCAATGAAGTGACATTTGTCGGGTACGCAACAGCCGAGAACCTTTACAAGCAAGAGAACTTTATGACCCTTGGGCGAAGCGAGGGCTACGCTCTGGAGCAGAAGGATCTAACAGCATGGAAATAATTGACATTGGCACAGTGAAACGGGGCCGCTTATCGCCTCGCATTAAGCTGTCGATATGGGAGAGAGAACATGGCAAGTGCATGATTTGCCAAGTGAAGCTTATGCCCGGGAGTTTTATATTTGAGCATGTTCGGGCATTGGAGTTGGGCGGTGAAGATAAAGAGGAGAATATCAGATTAACATGCCTTGGGTGCGCAAAGGAGAAAACCAAAAAGGATCACCAAATGGCGGCGAAAGCAAAGCGCCAGAAAGTGAAACATCTTGGATTAAAACAGTCACAGACGCCGCTTCCAGCTGGGAAAAACAGCAAATGGAAGCGGAAGCTGAACGGTCAAGTGGTATTGCGAGAGGAGTAAACGCAATGAATTGTAACGACGTATTAACAACAGCTATGACGACAATCCGTGATCGCGGCAAAGATTACGGTGACATTAAAACCAGCTTCAAGAAGGCTGCTATTATAGCATCCGCACAGCTAGACAAGGCTATCTCGCCTTATGACGTTGCCGTTATTGCTAACGCTATGAAGCTGGCTCGCTTATCTAACAACCCGAATCACCAAGATTCATGGGTCGATAGTGCAGCATATACAGCTATCGCTTCACAGTTATCTTCCGATAAACCACCCATGCCAGAAGCTAGGTTTATGGAAAACGTAGAAAACGGCATCAAGGAGGCAATGGGGGTTACCAATGCGTAACGCTTTTTTGCTGCTTATCGCGCTTTCAATCGGAGGGTGCAGTTACACGATCAAAGAGGGCGCCCCAGCAAAGGTCGATCCTCTTACCCGTAAAGAGTATAAGGTTGGGCCAAAATGACAGAGCTGACGCTAGATAGAGTGCGGTCTGCAATCAATACCGAGGCGCCTGCTTTGGCTGTTGCTGATTATATTAAGTTGCTCGATGCTATTGGCTTTGACGAGGTAACGGCTGCGAGTGAGGATGCCTTATCTGCGTTGCAGATCGACAACCAAAACACCCTATCTCGTCGGCTTAACAACCTTTACCTTTATGGATTGGCTACACGAAGAAGGGTCGTCGAGAAGAAGCGGGGAAGAACCGCTTACGGATATACCCTTGCTCAATAAACAGATCCCCCGCCCTTAAAGCGGGGGTTTTGTTATTTGCCCATCATCTTCATTAGAGGTGACGGCTGCGACGGCTCACGTTCGTACATAAACTTCCGCATTGTCGTCATATTATCTTTTATCTGTTTTTCGTATTCAGTAACGCGAGATTGTTTTGCCAATGGAGACATTGTTTTATCGGCTCTCGTAATCTCAATCGCTTCCTTCAACGTAGTGTTAATATCCTCAACCTTCTTAAAGATTGTCGGGACGCTTTTGGTGTTATCCAACTTCCCATCTTTACCCTTGCGGATGTTCAACTCCTGAGCTGACTCAATGACTTTTTCATAAGCCTTTGGATTCTGGTCGGTCTTGTATTGATCCAATGCGCTGTTAAAGACATTCTGCTTTTCCGCAATCTTGTTCTTAACGTCGTAATATTTGCTTTCATCAATACCCTTTGCGTTGGTCATCAGGCGCCGCATGTAAGGAATTTCTTCCGTAGGTGTAGGAGTATTTTCAAAATAGTTATTAACCGCATTAACACTTCGACCAGTGAATGTCGCTAAACCACCAGTGAAAAATGTAAAATAGTGGTTTAATGTGTCGGGATACACATCAAGCCAGCCTTTTTTAAACTGACCACCATCAGTTTTTGAATTTAAAAACCGTGCGGTAGAAATTGCCCACTCTGGAGTACCCATTTTATATTGTTCGGAAGCAGGGAGTCCCTTGGTGCGATTTGTTTCTTCAGGATGGATTGGGCGGCCCAACCAATCCTTGTTGACGGCGTGTTGCACGAATGGAGCAATTGGTGTGAACAGCAACTGAGATGCCCAAGTGCCGCTACCCAAGGGGTTAGCGTAATCATAGATGGACAAGGCAACATTCATTGCCGCTTCCTCTGGCTTCATATGACCAGTCATCACGCCTGCAATGTTATCCCCAAGTACAGCAGCTGGGCCATAGAAAAACCCTGTTGGGATCTTTGCATAATGCCCATCAGCAAACTGATACGGCAGGATAAAGTTTTTTTGCCGCTCATACCCACGAACGTTTGTGTAAAATTTGCTCTTATTCGGGTCAATTTCATCGGTGTCGGACATCCAAACACCAAGTAGGCTGTTAGCAATGCTGCCCATCACTATAGCCGTCAGGAACTGCCCAAAACGCTTAGGGCTGTTCTGGGCAAGACGATAGACAGACCGCAAGCTGCCGATGCTTGCACTCAAGAATGGCTTGAGAGCATTAAGCTGCGGCATCCATGCGCCCTTAGTCTGGAAGTTAACCGTCGAATTTAACGACAAACTTGCAGCACGTTCCTTGGAGTAACCATTTTTCCTTGCAGCACGGTAGACAGCGAAGCGAACCGCGTCTTCGAATACATCGTTGACCTTGCTCAGAGCAGCGACTGTTGTGTCCAGAGCCTTATCACCAGCCCGAAGCGCCTTGTCCGTAAGTCCCACATCACTGTCAAAAACATTTTTCATGCTTTTTTCAATGTCTTTTGCAACTGTGGCAATGTCGCGGAAACCGCCGTAGTTTAACTTTCCACCCGAATCAACCCATTCTTGATGCAGGGCGCGATCAGCCTCGGTTGTTGGCATCCCAGTTTCAATGTGGAATATCGTCTTTGCTGCCCCGCCAAGATCCTGCATGAACTGACCAGCCATGCCTTCCTTGGTTCCATACATGGTCATAAGGGCGTCTTGAACGTCGCGTGGGAAGTTTGTCAGGAAGAAGTCAGGCACAAGGCTAGTGTTTAACCGCGAGAAGGTGCGGCTGAACTGGAATATCCCGTTCATCACTGGGTTTACAGCATTTGCGGGCATCCCCTTAAGAGCGTTTACAAGTCGAACCGTTGCTGGGTTGTCCTTGTCAAACTGCAAATACTTCTGCTCCCCATTCACTTTGAACGGCAGGATTGTTTCCATTGCCTGAGGCGTAAAGGCCACACGCTCATGCACTGTCCCGTCAGCAGCAAGGTATTTGATTGTTGGCGCATTGGCGTTTGTGATCAGCCGAGCCATTTTATTATCAGGGTGCGCCGCAACAAATTTAGCTATGGCGGTA